CCTTTGTTACTTATTCTAAATGAAAGATTTGGAGCAGCGTCATAAGCTGAATAAAATGCTGTTGTGTATTTTACGAAATCTATTAACTCATCCTCTAATGGATCAGTAGTTCCTGCATTAAATTTAACTAGTAAATCCTGAGTAAACGTATATCCTAAAATTTTCTCAATATAAACCTTGACGCTCATCGGAATGTAAGGTGCTAAGTCCTTTGCATCTACGTTCTGAGTAATATGTGTTTTGTCCTTAATAAAGGCTTCAGTTACAAAGTATATCATTCTGCTGCGAGTAATTGGTTAATAGTATCTTGGTCTATTCCGTATGCTGCTAGTCTTGTTCTTGCTAATGGCTCAGCTAATCTGCCCTTTGAGAAATCTCTCATGATTCGCATCATATCCATGTTATCCTTTGCGCTTAGTCCTCTGAGTGTTGCGTTACCCGTATCAGCTAACTGTTCAGCTTGTGGCGCAGAAGGTGGTGCAATTGTACCTTCTTGTACGTTACCAAGTAAACGTGTAGCCTCTTCGTTTGAGAATCCATATATTAACTCTAGTAAAGCAATTGCAGAACCTCTATCTGTCAGTCCTTGTGCAACCGATGTTTGAATCTGAATGATTCCTTGAACACCTCCAACGCTCCCTTTCAGTTGCGCTCTTGCTTCAGCTTCTCTGTCAGTCGCTACTGGCTCACCATTTGTTACAGCAACTCCACCATCTAACATTTCTTTAATAGTACGTATATCCGTTTCATTAATTGTAAGCTCACAAGGTACACCGCAAATCGTAGCTAGTTCGTTTAGATAGTCTTGTATAGTTTCTCTATTAGAATTCACCCATAGCTTCTTAAACTGTTCAGCACTAAACTCAATTTCTTCAGTCGCTCCCAAAGAACCAGCAACACGAACACCCATTAAAGCAGGATTCAAGTTGTGCGATATTGCCACCTCTTCTTTATATTCCTTGCTTGTTTGCTCAAATAAAGCATGATTATCTGTTGTGCTTACAACCTCAACATCGGGCAAATTATCTTTACCGTTTGCTTCAACTTTCATAGCACGCCCGTAGTTCTTAGCACCCTTTGCATTTTGACGCATTCCAGCAGTCCAAACATCTCGCTCATCGGGTGACATGATGTATGGATATTTGTAAATTACACTTGGTTGTATTCCATTCTCAATAGCTGATTTATGAAGTAAAGCTATATCAGCTCCTACCTTTTGCCAATTTGCTGAAGATACCCAATCAGGCATTCCATAAGCTCTGAATCCACCTACTGAATTTTTAAGTTCCAATACTTGCCATTCATCTGTGTTACCTACTTTATAAGGTGTAAATATTAATTGACCTGTTGAACGTGTCCAATCTCTAGAATAGAAATAGTTTGCAGGTATATCGTTAAATAAACCTACTTGTGAATTTCTTATGCTTTCAGGATCAACTAGTTTGAAATGTGTATATTTTTTATATTGCTTTGAATAGTGAACAAGCGCAATAACTCGACCATGCTTAACAAAATCTAGTACAACATTTTCACTAGACTTTTTAAATTTCGACATCGTTTCAAATTGCTTAATAGCTATCTTTTCTGAAACATCTAGATTATCGTAATCGTTCCATTCGTAACCATTCCCAATTACGCTGTACTTTTTAAAGTTGCAACAAGCCTGGTGCATTGGTGCTGAAATGTATAACTGATTTAAAATCATCGGATATAAATTCTGCTCCCCAAACCACACTCCGCCAGTTCGATTAACGTAATCATCTACAAATGGCTGTGATAAATCTTGACCTTCAGTATTGATTGTTCTGAAACATTCTAATTCTTTATTCTCTACTTGTGGCTGTGGTGTTATATCTTTAGTAAACCATCCCATATCAATTTCCTATTTGTGTTGTAACAACAATAAATCCTTTTTGTAAAATCCTGCCCGTAGTTTCTTCAACATCCAACGTAGGCAGCGCACTTTCATATACACTATATGACCATTCGCCCTCAATCAAATAAACCTCGCCAGCTAATCCATCTGCATTAGTTGTTTCAGTGATTACAATCAAATCGTAACGAATGTTAGATGTTGCCTGAAGTGAACAGCTAACACTTGCGCCATCCAAATCAAACTTATTTGTGAATACTATTAGATAATACGGATCAAGTAATTGTGACCGTTCAGATAACGTAACACAAATATTATTAACAGTATTTTTTTCTATGACAAAATTACTCATTACTTTATATGTACAAAAAAAGGGGCTTGTTTGACAAACCCCTCATTTTCATGCAAATTAATTTTAAACTGCTGCGATAAGCAAAGCTTCAACTATATCTGCATCCACTTTGTATAACATATGACGCTCATTTTCTGATGTCAATGTAACAGGCATCTGTTGACCAGCTGCACGTGTGTTGTTAGTCGCTGCTGAGTTAGCCGATAATCTCAATCCTTGGTCAGCTCCTAACATCCACCAATCATCGTTATTATCTTGAACAACTGCTATTAAATCTCTTCGACCAGCAGCAAGTAAGCTAATTGCGTTACGCTTTCTTAAATCTATTCGTCTGAATCCTAACTCAATACTTTGAGTGTAAGAATGTGTATCAGCTACTAAATCTCCGCTCCAATCTTGACTAAACATTGAAGTATCTTTTGTTAAAGGGAAATCTTCAAATTTAGTACCAACCGTACGTGTGATTGCTGTTACTTCGCCATCGGTATCAGGTGCTGAAGTTGCTGTTACGGTTAAACCCGTTACATCTTCAAACGATCCGATAAGCGCACGTTTAATTGCTCCGAGGTTATTATCCCCGCAGTCTTTAGGTATTCCCACTAATGGGCTACAAATTGCCATATCTTTCTATATTAAATGATTAAAAAATAGGAGGGCTTTTACACCCTCCGTTTATCAGAAGATGTGGAAATAAATCTCTTCAGCGTTTGTATAAGATGGTTGGAATTTGAAATCAACACGTACACCAATCTTACGAGATAATGTAGTCTTCATAAAGTCAACAATATTGAATCCTAACTCCTCATCCATAAGGTCCATGATGTTAACCAAGTTATCCCAATAAGTTGCAATGATTACGTTATCAGATGCTCCATCAGCTCGGTAGATTGGTGTACCTTGGAATGTTAAAGTTACATTCTCAATATAGTACAATCCACTCGCTTTGTTATCTGCTACTGCATCAGCTAAAGCGTCATATACATTTGTAGCAACAATATAAACGAAGTCCTTACGTCTACGAACACCCTTAGGCAATACGTTACGAGGTTGCTTTAATTTAGCAATTACGTTTGCATCAGTAATAGCAGAAGCTACACCACCGTTACCAGCAGTTGGTACAAGAATGTTTGCATCAGCAGCCATTAAAGTCTCCAATCCATCAACACCATTTGCAGCAATTGTACCTGTAAATGTGATGATTTCCATTTGCTCAGTTAACTCTTCAGCTAATTTGTCAAAGAAGAAATTCATGAAAGCGAAGTTCTGATTAAACTCATTTGAACCTCTAGCCAATTGGTCAGATACAAATGACTCTTCCAAAGAAGCAACACAAAAAATAGTTGCGTACATCAAAGGCTTAACCTCATATTCTTTTTGTGAAATCTCAGTGTTATCAAAATCAGGATCACATGAACCAGCTTTGATAGTAACACCAGTTACATCAACACCACCCAAGTTAACTCGGTCTTTAACTCCTAACAACTGACGGAACTTTGAACGTGTCTTCTCGTCTCCAATCATTGCTCTACGGAAGTACTCAGTAGCGTTTGTTGTGTAATCAGCCGAAGCGTCAACAGTCATAGCCATTTCAATAGCTTTACCTTCAACTGTTGTTGGATCAAAAAACGCTTTCTTTGCGTTCTTGAAATCTTCCTTAGAAAGATTAATTGTTTGTCCGTATAATTTTACCGACAATTCGTTTACTTTACTCATTTTATTTTTGGTTTTTAATTGTGTTTATACTGTCTGATATACGTCTCCACATTGGTCGATTATCTGACATTTCTACTGGAAGCTCCTCTAATAATGGTGCTTCTAATTCACTTTTTAACTTTGCGATTTCACTCATCAAACTTTCTTGAGCTGCTTCTAGTTTAGCCAATCTGTCATCTTCAACAACTGGTGCAACTTCTTCTACAACCGCAGTCGGTGTTACGATTTCTTCGACTGGCACATCTGCCATTACTTCAGGTGTTGCTGCTGCAACTTCCTCAATTACTTCTTCTTGTTCAGCTGTAACCTCTTTCTTTTCGATAACAACTCCGTCTTTTACAACGTAGATTGTACCGTTAATTAAGTGTTCGCCATCAGGAAGTAAGATTTGTTCTTTCTCCATTTTTGATAGTTTAATTATTGATAAATTTATTAATGCTTCAATTGAGTATGCGTGTTTTTTATTTGCTTTGATTTCATTCTCCCAATAGCCCTTATCAGTTACTTGTGATAAAACGAACAGCGTTCCGAATGGTAATGCGTTTTGGTCGAATCCATATTGAGTATAAGCCTTATCATCTGCACTTTCTGAAATCCATGAATCTAAAACATATGAAGGAGCAACACCGCCTTTATGCGTATCTTTAAATAAATCATCTTTCTCTAGTGTACCGTTTGATAATGCGATTTCGTGCATCTCTTTAATTGTCTCAGAAGAAAAGCGCATATTATATCGACCTATCTCATCGTCTCTGAATATATCTTTGTCAGGTACAAGCAACGGAGCGCAAACTTGCATTAACTCATCCTTAGATAAGTAAGCGTTTAAAGTTGTTGCCATACGGTCATCTAGTCTCGCTACAACTTGCGGCACGAATCCAACACGCCTAACTTCATCGTCTTCGTAATCTTCAAAGTAGATTTGACGTTTCCATACGTGGCGACATCCATAAGATCCTTTATAATCAAATATAGAATAGTTACCAAACTCAGGATTGGATAAACCGTTTGTGATTTCCTCTTCAGTATAAAGTCTACCTAATGATAAAACTTCTGAACAAAATGAACGTGTTTTATCATCATTTGGTCCTTTGTATTCATAACGAACAAGCCATTGACCGCCTCCACCTTTCTTTTGGAAATCGTTGTAGCTTTCTGAATCTTCAACGCCTAAATTGATTTCACGCTTTGAAAGATATTCTTCCTCAGTTACTTCAATCCAATTGCTAGGCTTAACTATTCCAACCGTTTTAAGATATTCTAATATTTTAGATTGTACTAATTCATCAGCTACTATTCGTGGATCGTGTGCGTTAAGATATACACCAACCTCTTCAATCGCAGGATCGTTTACATAGGCAATATTCTTCCATCCGAAAGCTGGCATAGCACCCTCTCGAATCGGTTTTAGTGTAACGTAATAAGTCGCAATTTCTGACATACAATTATATATGTAGAAAAAACTTATTTGTTAGATTTTATGTAAGATAATTGGTTAAATGCCAGGTAAAGATTTTGATCTAGCACATCGTTAAACTTTGTAATATCGAAATCACTAAGCATATTTAAAACAACCATCCATTGGTTATCTCCTTGCTTTGCCCTTGTTTTCATTTCTAATTCATACTCCGCTTTCTCCTCTTCGTTTAGTTCTTCAACTTTCACATCTGCATAAGGATCACTAAACAATTCGTAAGAATTAAAAAACGTTTCACGAAATTTATTGTACTTTTTGCACGCTCCTAAAATTTGATTGATTGGTAACTCATCAATTAACTCACTTCGATAATCTACGTTCACATTTTTATAATCCTCCGTAATTACATC